GGTGGCCGAGGCGCTGGGCAAGACCGACATCGCCGAAGACTATTCCGAGGCCGACGAACTCCTCGAGATCCACGTTTGCATCTGGTTCTGCCAGGGACGGATCATCAAGTTCGCCGAGCACCCGCTCGACACCGAGGAGACGCTGTATTCGCTCTGCTATTGGCAGGAGGACCCGAACAGCATCTGGGGCCTGGGCGTTCCGCATTGCTCCCGTGACACCTGTTCCGCCGCGAACGCCGCCTGGCGCATGATCATGGACGGCGGCGGGCTCTCGGCCGGGCCCCAGGTCGCCGTCGACAAGCGGTATCTGGAGCCCGAAGACGGCAGCTGGGCGCTCCGACCGTTCAAGGAATGGAACATCAAGGAGAGTATCCCCGACGGTCACAAGCCGCTGCAGGTCTTCCACATCGACACCAAGATCGCCGAGCTGATGAGCATCATCCAGGCGTGCATGTCGTTTATCGAGGAAGAGACCGGCGTCACCAAGCTGGCCCAGGGTGAGCAGGGCGCCAACGTCACCAAGACCGCCCAGGGCATGGCGATGCTCATGAACTCGACCAACACCGTGTTCCGCCGGGTGGTCCGCCTGTTCGACGACACCTTCACCAAGCCCAACATCCGCCGGATGTATGCGTGGGCCATGCAATGGTCGGACGACCCCGAGATCAAGGGCGACTTCGAGGTCGACGCCCGCGGGTCGAGCGTGCTGCTGGTGCAGGAAATCCAGACCCAGAACATGGCCGGCGTGTTCAACATGGCGCTGGCGGATCCAGAGCTGCGCGACATGACGCGGATCGCCGACGCCTACCGCGCGCTCCTGAAGGTGCTGAAGGTGCCGCAGGACGAGTGGATCCTGAGCGATGAAGAGTTGGCCGAGAAGGCGGCCAAACGCGCGGCCGAACCGCAGCAGCCGGACATCGAGACGCAGAAATTGATGCTCCAGCGCGAGATTGCCGAGATGGATCGCGAGGTGAAAATCACCGTCGCCCAGCTTCAGCGCGAGACCGAGATGGCGAAAGCGGTTCAGACATCCAACGTCAAGATGGAAGAGCTTGAGGCCATGATGGAGCGTGTCCGGGCCGAGACCGCGTCCAAGGAGCGCATCGTCGCGACCGAGATCGCCGTCGCGGAAGCGACTGGCCAGCATGCGGGAGGCACCATCTGATGAGCGAGACGCCTCCCGATGACGTGGCCGATCATCTCCGCCCGGATTATCTGCGAGGAGCGGTCGGACCGAATGCAGACTACAAGGCGGCCTCGCGCCTGGTTCCCGCGCATTCCCCTCTTTGGAACGCGATCGAGGGTCCACTTCTCGCCGACCGCGAAACGGCGATCGCCCGGCTGTTGACCAAGGGGCTGGAAGAGCGCGAGGCCGACTTCATCCGAGGCCGGATCGACCAGATCGATAAGATCCTTTCCATCGCCACAGTCTATCGATTTCGCAAAACTGATAGACCAATTTGATCGAAAGGAAATTTCGGGGTACTAATCGACCATTCCCACAGAGGAATGAGCGATGAGCGTCACCGAAACCGACACCACCGCAGAAGACACCGCATCGGATGCCGAGTTCGACGAGGCGTTCGAGAAGTACGCGGCCGACTTCGGCGGAGCCTCGGCGGCGGACGATGGCGCATCGCTTTCGGACGATCGGGACCTGGACGCGGACGATGGCGCAGGCACCGACCCCCAGAATGAAGACGGGGATCCAGATCTCGGATCGGATCGATCAACGGCGACCACGGACGGCGGCGCGGATGACGACGCGCAACCGGACCCGGACAGTGACGCGGCGGACGACGATACCGATGGTGAACCCGACCCGTGGGCCGCTGTGCCCGCGGACCTGCGACCAAAGATTACCGAGCTTGAAAAGAACGCACGCACCCTGGACAGCCGTGTCCGCGGTCTCGATCGTCGCAACGGCCAGCTCGCTTCCGAGAACTCCCGCCTCAAGCAGGAGATCGCGGCCCTGAAAAACCCGCAACCGGGCGGAAAGACCGGCGGCGATGGTAAGGATGGGGCCGGCAGCGCCGCCAAAGATGCCGAATGGGAGCAGACCGTCGAGGACTATCCCGATCTCGCGGGGCCCGTCGGTCGAAAGATCGATGCGCTGACGCAGCAGATCGCGAGCCAGCAGGAGATGCTGGACGGCATGACCGCCGAGAGGCGGGGTCACCAGATCCAGGAAAACGGGCAAACCGTTCTCGAAGCCCATTCGGACTTTGCGACCGTGGTTCAATCGCCCGAGTTCTGGGAGTGGGCGGGATCGCTCCCCCAGAAAGTGCAGGACATCATCGCGGACAACGCCGAGGGGATCGTCGATCCCGAAAGCACGATCTGGGTGGTGGACAGATTCAAGCAATCGAAGGCGCAGAGTCCGGGGACCACGACGGCCGGAGCCGCTGCCGATGGGCAAGCCCCCAACGGCGGCACCGGACCCAATCCCGCAGGCAAGCGAGGTCGTCAGCGCGACGCGTCAGTATCGGGGGCGAGCACCCCGGCATCGTCGCGCGTCAGTGACGGACCGGGCGCCAATGCGAGCGAGGCGGAGCATTTCGAGCACTACGCCAAGCTCGCGGCCCAAGGCCTCCTCTAGGATCGCTGCCAGCGGGTCCGACCAGGATCTGCACCGATGACCGTTTCTCTCCAGACCATCAGCAAACGGCGCACCGCGTTCGCGGCGGCCAAGATGCTGGCCCACGCCGGTCCCGTGATCGTCTTGATGCCGATGGGCAAGCAGCATCCGCTGCCGGCCAACTCGACCGATACGATCTCCTTCCACCGTCCGCGCATCTTCCAGGCCAAGACCGTGCCGCTGCAGGAAGGCGCGACCCCCGGCGCCGACACCTTCCAGTACGACAAGGTGACGGCGACCATTAAGCAGTACGGCCAGGTGATCCGGGTCACCGACCAGATCCAGGACATCGCTGAGGATCCGGTCGTCGCCGACATCTCTGAGCAGGCCGGCGAGAACATCGGGCGGACCCTCGAGTCGATCACCTGGGGCGAGGACCGCGCCGGCACCAACGTGATCTACGCCAACGGGGCGTCCCGTGGTGCGGTCAACACGGCGATCAGCAAGAACCTGATCCGAAATGCGGTTCGCGCGCTTGAGCGCCAGAAGGGCATGACGATCCGCAAGATCATCGCGCCCGGGATCAAGTACGCGACCCGCGGCGTCGAGCCGGCCTATGTCTTCATCGGCCACACCGACCTGCAGCACGACATCCGCGAGCTGCCGAACTTCACGCCGGTCGTCGAGTACAGCGGCATGAAGATGATCCACGACCAGGAACTCGGGGCGACCGAGAACGTCCGCTACATTCTGTCGCCCGACCTGCCCCCGTTCCTCGATGCCGGCGGCGCGAAGGGCAGCATGATCTCGACCAGCGGCACCAGCGCCGATGTCTACCCGGGGCTCATCCTGGCCCGCGACGCGTTCGGCTGCATCCCGTTCAAGGGGATGAACATGGTCAAGCCGTTCATCAAGAAGCCGGGTGAGTACACCGACACCGACCCGCTGGCCCAGCGCGGCTTCGTGTCCTGGAAGACCTACTACACCTGCAAGATCCTGAACGAGGCCTGGATGGTGCGCCTGGAGATGGCCGCGACCGACCTCTGATCACGGCTCTCTGACTTGAGAGACTGACGAGAAGGAACACCGAAAATGCCCATCGTTTCAGACTACATCCACGGCACGGGCGCCGCGCTGAATGTCGGTATCGGGTTCATTCCCGAGGAGGTGGAGATCACCAACCTCTCCGACGGCGACAAGATCACCCGCGCCTTCCTCTCCTACTTCGTGGCCTTCACCTCCGGGTCGCTCGCGATCCAGCCGGGCGACAAGATCACCGGCCAGACCAACACGGGCGTCTATGGCTATGTCGACAAGGTGATCCTCGACAGCGGCACCTTCGCCGGCGGCGACGCGGCCGGGTGGCTGATCTTCAAGACCCGGGCGATCGTCGGGACCTTCGGTTCCGAGAACGCCGAGGTGAACGACAGCGGTGCCAACGACCTCACCGTGGCCGCCCAGGTTCAGTATGCGGTGGATGTCGACACCGAGGTCGCCGCCGCCACCGGCAATGCCGGCATCGCGCCCTACTACGGCGACGCCGACAGCGGCTATCCGGCCGGGTTCACCGTCGGCTCGACCG